ACCCTATATAAAGGATTTTACAGTAGAGAACATGTCCTTACAAACTGCGGCAGAGTTATTAACACAGGAAGTCATACTTCAAGGGAGAGCAGGTATACTAGTATCTTATCCTGAGGTGGATACAGAGGGTATGTCTAAGCAAGATGTAGAGGATAGGAATATACATGCTTATGCAGCTATATATAAAACAGAGGATATTATTAATTGGAAAATAACCAAAATAGATGGAAGAATGGTACCCACATTAGTTGTATTAAAAGAAATTGTCGATGCACCTTGGAACACCAAATTTGAGACACAACAAATAGATCAGTATAGAGTATTAGAAATTGATGAAACAGGATATTATAAACAAACAATATATTATTTAGAAAGTCAAAGTGCTACAATAGCAAAAGACACGTTAGCAGGAGCTTACCCTTATACCACATATTATCCAAAGATGAATGGAGAACCATTAACATATATTCCTTTCATACCTATATCAGTTTCTGGACAAACGTGGGAGATAGAGCGATCTCCTGTCGAGGGGATTGTAAATTTAAATATTGCTCATTACAGAAACTCAAGTGAATTAGAAGCAGGTATAAGCCTAACAGCTAGCCCAACCGTTGTAATGAGTGGGTATGAAGTAGAGAAAGGTAAAGAAGTGGTACTGGGTGGGAATAATGCTATTACAAGTTCCAATGCAGATATGCAAGTAACATATTTAGAATATCAGGGAAATGGTCTGAACTCTATATCAGATGCTATGAAAGATAAGATAAAGGAAATGGCATCATTAGGATTAAAAATACTTTCTTCAGATCAATCAGTAAATGAAGGAGCAGAAGCAGCGACTATTAACAGTCATGGTCCTCAATCTGTTTTAGCAAATATAGCAAACTCTGTTTCAGCAGCACTAACAGAATCCCTAAGATTAATGATGAAATGGGACGATCCTAAAGCAAATATAGACGATGTAGCTGTAAAGTTAAACACGGACTTTATTCCAAATACTATCGGGGCAAATTTAATTAATAGTCTTATAATATTATGGAAAAGCTTTGGGTTATCAGATCAAGAAATGTTTGAAGTACTAAAAAGAGGTGAAATTATACCTGCGGGGATGACTTTTGAAGAGCATCAAGCACAAATAAAAACATCTACAGCGTTCACAATGTTTAGCGAATTGGGGGAAGAGGCAGGAGGTACAGACTTCTTAGCTCCTGTACACACAAATAGATTAGTTGACACAGAAGAACCAGGAAAGCCAAATGCATCAAAAAGGTTGCCAACTGATTCAGGTGGATCTAATGAAGGTAAAAAATAATAAGGAGCACTATAGATGGCTAAGACATTACAAGAAGAAACATCTGATGCTTTAACAGAGCATCAGATAGAAGTTAACAAGTTCGGACAATCACAAAGAAAGAAAATAATGGATGATATCTCAGCTCTTTTAATAGACATTAAGACAACGCTCTTAAACGGCTCTCAGGAGGTTTCTTTAGGAGACTTGAGAAATATGATAGCAACAGCTAATAGGATGTTTAAATCAGGATTTAAGGTTATTAGAAACAATGTTGAAGAAGGAGCGTATGATCTGTTAAAGGTGGAGCTGGAAGGTCAGACGAAACTTCTTCAAGAATTAATCGATGATTACGAGGTTCCTTACAGTGTAAGACAACCCTCAGATATATTAGCTAGGAAAGCATTAAAAGATCTTCCTATCGAAGATCAAACATTCGAGACTTGGTTTTCATTGTGGGAGATTAAGACTAATGGACGTATGAAGTCGGGATTATTTTCTGAATATATAGGGGATAAAGATAGAACAAAATTAGTTGAAGATGTGTTTGGAAGAGGTAAAGATCCTTTTGTATTTCAAACATTTGCAAGATCAAACGCAGATATGAATGGATTGTTAATTTCTATTATAGATGGAACTAACGCAATATCTACTGATTCTATAGCGAATTCCAACACTGGAATTATAAAAGGAGTCATGTGGAATAGCTGTTTATGTGCAACAACCTGTGCAAGGTGTGCTAGTTTACATTCTGCAATTAGATATCAAAATGGAGTAGATGAGACCGATGGAAATGAGATTCCTCTTCATCCCAACTGTTTATGCTTTTGGACGTATTTATATAAAAAGCCAAATTCGATGAGTGTGAAAGTACCTTTAAACGCACGTTCAGCAATAAACTCCAACGAAGTGCCAAAAAAATTCCCACTATGGTATAATAGTATTAGTAAGAAAAGGAAAATAGACCTTTTCGGAAAAACAAAAAGTCAGATGATATCTTCAGGGGAGATAACAGTCAGTCAATTATTAACAAGAAAAAATCGTAGAGTATATACTCTCGATGAACTAAGAACAAAAGGGTATAAAATACCCAACAAATAAAAAAGAACACAGGGTGTTCGAAAACAATAGGAGTCATAGGAATGGCATTTAAAGAAGATTTAGAACAAGCAGTAGAGAAGATTGAGGATGAGACAATAAGAGCAGAGATCCTTAATGAAATAGATCAGGCACATGCACTAGATGTAGGTGGATTAAAAGACAACAGTGAAAAACTTAAAAGTGAGAAATTAGATATTCAAGCGAAGTTGGAAGAGAAAGAATCAGTGTTAGCATCTTTCAAAGGTTTAGAAGGTAAAACACTTTTAGACTTCCAAGCGCAAGAAAAAACAATAGCAGATTTATTAGCTAATCCAGGGGATGACACTAAAGCAAAAGAAGTTCAAAACAAAGCAGATATCCAACTGCAACAAGAAAAGGATGCACATAAAGCATACATAGCTATACAGGAAGCAAAGATCGTAGAAAAAGACAGTAAGATTGTAAGCTTAGATCAAGAGATCAATAAAGGATTAAGTCAGAATGCGTTAACAGCAGCACTAGAAAGTGTGAATGTTAAACCAGAGCTTAAACCAATGTTAGCTCAAGCTTTACAGAATGACATCTACGTAGATGTAGATGAAAAAGGGGACAGAAAAGTTAAGTTTAAACATAAAAATATTAACTTTGATATTAAAGAGGGTATTAATACATGGGCAGGAGCTCCTGAAAATAAGACCTTTATAGGCGCAATTAGAAATGCAGGGGCAGGAGCACAAGGCTCTAGCGGAGCAGGTTCGGGTATTGATAAACCTTTTAATGAATTAACCTATGAAGAAGAAGTTAATTACTTTAAAAGAGATCCTGAAGGATACAGACAAGCAAAAGCTAACGCAGTAAAATAAGCGTAGCATAAAACAGGAGAAATAACATGGCACAAACAACAATTTCAGACGTAGTAATACCGGAAATATTCGCAACTTACTTAATGGCACCAATCTTAGAGAAGAATGAACTATTCGACTCAGGTATGGTAGTATTTGATGCATTACTAGCAAGTAAGCTAGATGTAGGTGGAGACGATTTTAAATTCCCATACTGGGGAGCAATGGATCTTGACACAACTGAAGTTCCAACAGAAGCAGGAGCTAACACAGTTAACAAGATTACAACTGGTAAACTAACAGTTCCTAGACAATTTAGAGCATACACAGCAGGTTCTACTAAATTAGCATCAATCCTAGCAGGTTCAAATGCTATGACCGCTATCCAAGAAAGAACTATCGCTGTATGGAAAAAATCTATGCAAACTACTTTAGTTAATACTTTAGCAGGTATCTTAGATACAGCAGGAGCAGGCATTGTAAATGATGTAGCAGAGGCAGCATCCTCAGCAGATCCAACAGTAGCAAATAACATTTCTGCTGAAGCGATCATAGATGCTATGGCATTACTTGGAGATCAAGGTTCTGGTTTCACAACTATGCTAGTACACTCAGCAGTATACAAAGAGTTACAGAAGTTAGAGTTAATTGATTTTATCCAACCTTCTAATACAGCTCAACAGATTCCTACTTACAGAGGAATGCAAGTATTAGTTGATGATAAGTTATACAACTTTACAAGAACAGCTACTTCTACAACTGTTTTTAATGTATATACTACTTTCTTACTTAAGAATGCAGCATTTAAATTTGGTGATTCTGACAAGGGATTTACTCCAGTACACATTGAAGTAGATGAGACAGCAGGTATTGGTACAGAGACTCTTTTCACAAGAAAGATGTTCGCATTAGCGCCAATGGGATTTGATTACACTGGTACACCAGCAGGAGATCTAGGACCAACAGATGCAGAACTAGCAGTAGGGGCATCATGGACTCTTGGTTATGATCTTAACACATTAGGTTTCGTAGCAATCTATAGTAACGCAATTTAATACAACAGGAGAGAGCTTATTAGTTCTCTCCTTAATTTATAGGAGATTTAAAAAAATGGGTAGATATCCAAACGGTAAAGGTTCATACGCTCAGAAAAGAGCTAATGATGAACTTATGATTTATATAAGAACGCTGGAAGATAAAATAACAGCGCAAGAGAAGAGACTAACGGCTTTAGAAGATGGACAAGGTGTTCTTTTAAAAGAAGCAAATGGTTCCGTATCTAATGAAATAACAAAAGTTAAGAAATTGATGGATAATAGTTTAGCTGATCTTAAAAAATTAGCAGCAGAGTTAGGTGTTAATGACACAGACTTAAAAACAAAAGCAGATTATGTTGGGAAGATAAAAGAGAAAGATCCAACATTAGAGTAATAGGGGAGTAGCCAATGGCGTTTGTAGTTGAAGATGGAACAGGATTAGCAAATGCTAACTCCTACGTAACTGTATTAGAATACATAGATTATTATGCCGATAGAGGAATCGATAAAACATCTGAAACTGATGACCAAATACAAGGTTACTTAGTTCAAGGGACTGCGTTTATAGATTTAACATATACCTTTTGTGGGGATAAGTTAACTACTACGCAGTCTTTAAAATTTCCACGTTTAATAGATGATGTAGACACGTTAGTACCAACACAGGTCAAGTATGCTACAATCATTATGGGTGATAGCGTTTCAACATTACCTTCAGGTGGAAGTTTATACAAAGATCCTAATCAAAATATATCAAGAAATAAAGAAAAAGTCGGACCTATTGAAACTGATGTTACATATACAACAGGGGGAGATAGAACAAATACTTCCATAGAATCATGGTATCCAGAAGTTACACAGTATTTAGATGCATACATATGTAGTGGAGGTTTATCAGCGAATCAACGGAGGGTTATTAGCGGATGACAAAAGAAGCACAAGAGGCTGTAGCTGTAAAGGCTGTAGCTTTAATTAAAGAATCAGGATTTGCTATAACATTAACACATCCTGATAATGGTGCGTATGATCCTGATACGGGATACACCCCTAGTCCAGATGTATTATCACATGGATTTGCTATAGAGGATGAATCAGAAGTAGATTCAGTACCCACATCTATAGCAGAAAAAGTATTAAAAACAATATTAGCAGTAGATATAGATAGACCCGTACCTGATGAAGACAAGATGACTTTTAAAGGAGAAACGTTTCAAGTACTAGGACAAGATCCTCTTGAGACAGGAGAAGTTTTATTTTTCTATACTATTTATTTAGGAGCGTAGAGTATGCCAAATGTAACAGCAAACGTAACAGAGGCTGATACTCCAGAAAAGTTTTTAAAAGCTATGGAGAACTTTGAGAAGTTTACATATAAAACTATAAATTTTACAATTAAAGCATTATCCGCTCAATTATTCGAGCAGGTGATAAGAGATACTCCTGTGAGATCAGGAAGAGCGAGAAACAATTGGGTATTCTCCGTAGGAACATCCCCTGTATATGATGATGTGGGACCAAAAAAATTAACAAAAAAACAAAGAGAAGCGGGAGGAACACCTTTTAATATATCAGGAGCACCCGCTATAAAGAAAGTGGAAAATGGTTTAAGAAGAGCCCCAGCAATGATAAAAGATGGAAAAGGTGTAGTAGAGTATTACCTAACAAACCAAGTCCCATATATACACAAATTAGAATATAAAGGTTGGAGTAAACAAGCCCCAGGTGGTATGGTAAGAAAGAATGTACAAAAATATTCCAAAATAAGCCTAACTAGAATAAGTAAGATAAGAGGAAAGGTATAGATGGCAGTTAGAAACGTTATACATAGAGCCCTAGCGGTTCATTTAAGAGATAATTTTTCTGGGGCATCAGATGTGACATGGGAAAATACAAAGTTTGTCCCCGAAGGAAAGTTAGCATGGTTTGAAGAAATATTCTTACCAAATGATTCAAGAGAAGCTTCGTTAGGAGTAACAGGATTACAAGAAGATTTTGGATTATATCAAATAAACATACGAGTTCCTATAAACACAGGAACTATTAAATCAGACGATTATGTGAATGAAATATCACAATTATATAAAATAGGAACAGTACTCGAAAAGGAAGGAGAGTCAGTTTATATAGACGGAAGCACAGCGGCACAAGGAACTCCAGAAGATAACTGGTACTTTGTTCCATTCACAATAAAGTGGTCATCTTATATGACTAAAAATTAAGGAGAAATAAATGGCAATCGGAAGAGGATCACAAAGAGGATTAACATACATAAATGAGGTTACGCCAGGAGTAACACCTGCTTTACCTGATATGATCATAATAAGGAACACAGGAGACTCATTAACATTAACTAAGAATAACTTCCAATCCGCAGAACTAAGAGCTGACAGAGCTTTGACAGATGTTACAATGGGTAATAAACAAACAGGTGGTGGAATAGACTTTGAATTATCTGTAGAGAACTTTGATGACTTTCTAGCAGGAGCTTTATATGATGATAATTATGTACCTGCAACAGGATTACTAACAGGAGACTCATTACAAAATGGTGTAACAGAAAGATCTTTCTCAATTGAGAAGTATTTTCCAACTGTACCTATATACCAACTGTATGCAGGTATGCATGTAAATACATTTACAATAAATGTACAGGCAGATAGTCAAATTACAGGTTCTATGGATATGATAGGAACAGCCTATGATTCCCAAGCTACAACATTTGCTAATTCTGAAATAGCAGCTACATCAGGGGGATTATTTACATCTCACAGTTTAGATATAAGAGAAAATGGGATATCCTTAGGAGTAGGAGTATCATTAACATTAAACATAAATAATAACCTTACCCCTGCATTTGCATTGGGAGATGATACAGCTAAAGAAGTTGTTGATGGAAGATGTATTGTAGATGGAACATTAGTTATTTATTTTGATAGTCCTACTATATATGATAAATTTAAAGATGACACAGAAAGTTCACTAGAGCTAGACTTAATAAGTGTAAAGGGTGGAGTAACAACTACATACACAATTGAGTTACCTAGGACTAAGTATACAACCGCAGATGATCCAGTATCAGATGAAGGTGTAGTTCAGGTATCAATGGCTTTCTCAGCATTACAAGATGATATAGAAGGGTACACAATTAAAATTAGTAAATTAGTAGTTTAATAAATAATTAAATAGGAGATTTAAAAATATGGTAGATTTAAGAAAGTTAGATACAAAAACACTTTCAGAGAAAGGGGCTAGATTATATTTCGTAGCACCTGATGGTAGAGAGACAACATTTTTCATGGAACTTTTAGGACCCGATTCTAAATTAGCAATAAACAAAGTTAATGAGGCTGTCCTAGAATACGTAAACAATCCTAAAGATGATACTGAAGATACAGTTATACAAGACATGGATAGTTTAGTTGAGAATCAAGAGAAGTACCTAGATACATTATTTGATAGAATAATTGGCTGGGGAGATCATGAAGATACAGAGAAAGATGTAGACCCTAAGAAAGGTAAAATTGTGAAGACAATTATATGGGGAGAAGACAAAATGAAATTCTCTAAGGAAAATATTCTAAAAGTATTAGATGCCTGTCCTTGGATGAAAGAACAGATAAATGCATTTATGGGAAAACGTGCAAATTTTTTACAAGCCTAGCGTCCGATACCAGAGATGCTGCCAGAGCTTTTGTTAAAGTTCATGATGTTAGGCCGAGTGATGGTGGATCTATTTTCAAAGATAATCCAATATATAAAAAAACTACAGGGAAAGATCACCCACTCATAAAAACCTCAATAGCTCCGCAAGGGGCTATTTTTGTATGGGATCTCTATTTTAACAAATTGAGGGGAACAGGTGTATCTTTTACAGAGATAAAAGCATATCAAGATTTGTATGGTGTTTACTTAGCTCCATGGCAGATAGATTTAATTTTTGTTATTCATCATGCCGTAGAAGGATATTTTAATGAGAAACAGAGAAAGGCTTTGAATAAAGGGAAGAAGTAATAAG